TTGTGCGATCATTGACTTACCTTTCAGTCGTGACTGGCCGATCGGGTGCTTCGTGGGGGAGCAGCGGTGAAGCGAGAGCCGCCGGTTTTCGAGCCGGCGGCTCTCTGCTGTCTTTCTACCATCGCCAGAGCTGACCCGTTGTGATCGCCGCGTGTTGGATCTCCGCGCCGTGCGGCTTCAGGTGACAGAACACATCGAAGCCGATCTCGGTCGGCCGGTGACGGGTCATGCACAGGATTTCCGCGGCCGGTCCCTTCGGCTGAGCTCGGATTGTCTCTGACCACGGCTCGACCGGAGTCAGCGAGATCCAGACTTCAACCTGCAGCGGATGCGGCGACGGTCCGCCGATATGGCTGCCGCCGTCTTCGACCCAGAGCTTGTTGTCGTCCGGCCAGATCCGGCCGATCGTCAGACCGTCGATCAGCGCTTTGCTCGTCGGCTGGTAGTTCGCTCCGTCTCGCCGCTGATTCGCCGCGGAGCGTCCGGAGCGGTCCTTCGCGGGGAAACAGTAGGTGATCGAGACGTTCGTCCGCTGAGAGACGATCTGCAGCCGGCGAGCGAACGCGAGCTTGCCGACTTCCACGAGCGCGGCAGTCTTCCGCGCGCGCTCGTGGAAGCCGAGCCGGTCGTTCGCGTTGAGCAGCGCTTCGCGCGGCAGCAGATGCTTCGCGACCTGCAGCTCGTCCATCAGAACGGCGGTTCGTCCGGCCATACCTGCTGCTGTGCTGGCTGCTGCCGCTGCGGAGGCTGACCCCACGCCTGATCCGGAGTCGGCTGCTGCCGCTGCTGCGGAGGCGGTCCGGCCGGCTGCTGTGGCGGACCGTACTGCGGCTGCTGCCACGGGTTCGGCGCGAGCGGCTGCGGCTGCTGCCACGGGTCGCCCTGTGCCGGCTGCTGTGCCGGCTGCTGCGCCCACGGATCGCCGCCGGCCGGCGGACCCTGCCGGCGCTGCTGCTGCGGCTGCTGGTGCCCGCCCTGCTGTCCCTGCCCGGTCTTCCGGTACTGCGTCTCTCCGAACTGCAGCGACGGACCAACCTCGTCGACGTCGATCTCCAACGACAGCTGATCGACGTTGTCGCGGTTCTGCCAGGTCCGCGTCTTCAGCCGGCCGACGACGATCACCCGGTGCCCTTTCTGCAGCGACGCGGCGACGTTCTCCGCGAGCCGGCGCCACGCTGCGCAACGGTAGAACGTCGTCTCGCCGTCCTCCCACTGATCGCTGTTCGGAACCTTGTTCCGCGGCGTCACGGCGACGCTGAAGTTCACCACCGGCGCCCCGCTGTTCGTGAACTTGAAGTCCGGATCCCCCGTCAGGTTTCCGGTGATCGTGATTTGCGGCTCTCCAGCCATGTCTAGATCCTGCCTCTCGGTGTGAAGTTGCCGTCGTCGTCGATCGACCAGACCTGGCCGAAGACGTCGACGATCGGAATCGTGCTCGGATGCTCGCGGTCGGCGCGAGCTCGAGGAATCAGCCAGCCGTCAGCGATCGCTTCGCGACGGTTGGACTCGACCACTCTGTGACAGTCGCCGCACAGGTGAACGAGGTTGCTCGGATCGTTGATCCAAGACGTGTGTTTGCTGCCGCCCATCTGCCGCGGACAGCGGTGGTGGATCTGCTCGCCGCGGCCGGTACAGCGCTCGCAGCTGTCGCCGGACCGGCGCCGGACGATCGCGACGACCGCCGGCGACGGACCGCTACCGGACACGAGACGGATCCTGCTGCTCGCGGCCGGTACCCCACGCGAACGCGGAGTCGATCGACTTCAGAATCGACTGCGCGAGACCGGCCTGCTTGTCGACGCGCTGATAGTGGTCCCACGCCGCTTGCCGCTGCACCTTCGCCCCTTCCCACTCCCATTTCGGACCGTCCGTCTTGACTTCGACCCATGCTTGCTTGTCGGCGACGGTCGCGCCGCCGCGCTCGACGGTCGGAGCTTCGCCGGACAGCATCGCGGCCGCGTACGCGCGCCGGTAAGCTTTCTCCGCTTCCAGCTCCGCGTGCCGAGCGCGCTTCAGATCGAGCTCCGCTTCGATCAGCATCGAGCCGTAACGGACCACCCGAGCGCGCGCCTTGACCGGGTTCTCGTCCCGCTCGTCGACGTCGTCGAAGCTCCGCTCTCCGCGCGCGCTCGTCATGTCAGCTCTCCGCCGGCGGATCGACGGTCGGCAGCTCGCCGGCCGGCTCTTCCGTCTTCGACTTCGCGCGGCTCGGACGGTTCCGCTTCGGCTTGTCGTCGTCGAGCGGCAGCGGATCCTCGCCCGGAATGGCGCCGGACTCCGCGGTCGGCTTGCCGGCGATCGCGTCGTCGAGCGACTGACCGTGCTCGACCCAGACGATCGCGCCGCCGATCTTGATCGCCTGCCGGAGCGCGGAGATCTCCGAGCCGTGAACGGTGATCTGCTGCGGCAGGTTCTGGTCGCCGTCGTAGCTGATCCAGATGCCGGGATTCTTCTTCGCCATGCTTCCCCCTTCAGGGAGTTTCGGATCGGCCGGTCGGCCGGTCCTGGTCTGTGTGTTAAGCGCCGATCACGCGAGCGATCTGCTCCCAGAACGGATGACGCCAGTCGTTCATGTCCGCCTCCGTGTGGCCGGCGGCGACGAACCGAGCTGCGGCGTCGTCGCGCGTCATCTTCGCTCCGACTCGCATCCGCCAGTCGATCTCCGCCGTCTCGTCGCTGTAGATGATCGCGTCCGGCTCCGGCTCGTCAGTCGGCAGGTTCAGCAGCTGCACGAGCGCAGTCCGCCATGCGTAGCTGTTCGCCTTTCCGAGCGCCTTGTCTCCGGAGTCGAAGCTGTGTCCGGCCGCTTCGATCGTGAAGCTGTCGCCGGCCGGTCCGACCACCGTGTATTCGATCGTGACGCCGGCTGTCTGCGCAAGGACGTTGTTCTTGCCGTACGTCGTCGTTCCGATCTCGACGTGCGACACCTTCGACGGGTAGACGTTGAGACCGTGCTCGATCGAGACCGGCGCGAACGCGTTCACGACGGCGTCGATTCCGCGGAAGTTGTACCGCGCGCCTTCGGTCGCTTGCCGGTCCTTCCGGACGACTCCGATCGCCGCTCGGACGTCGAGCAGCACTTGATGAACAGTCTTCGTGTCGGTCACGGTCGGACTCCGGTCTGTCGCGGCGCCCACGGGTCGTGTCCGGCGGATCCGGGCTTGACTGCGGCCGGCTTCGAGACCGGCGTCGTGGCGCAATCGGGACAGTTACCGTACCGCGAGACGCTGACAGAGCCGTTCTCGGAGACGTGAGTCCAGAACATTCGCCGCGTGCCGGCGCAGTTCGCGCACGGTGCGGTAGCCTGTTCGGCAGTCGCAATGGGACTGGGCATGTCGTGGTGCTCCTTCCTTCTCGGTGACGGCGGGATCGGCTGAATGTCAGCCGGTCCCGCTGTCGTTCTCGGCTCCGAGCGGAGAGACGAGCTTGTCGATTGCCGCGGTGGTGAAGACGTAGCCGGCGCGGTTCCGGTCATACGCGGAGAGTCGTCCGTCAGCGACCATGCGATGCACGGTCCGGACCGACACTTTGAGCCGTTCGGCAGCTTCGGAGCTGCTGAGGGTTGAGGGTTTCGCCATGCCTGCCAGTCTTCCACACTTGACCAGATCGCGTCAACTATGGGAGGATATTCCCATGACAACGAATCTCTCGGATCTGTCCGTCGTCCGCCTCGCCTACGCGCGGTCTCGTCTCGAAGACGAGCTCGGAGCGTCCCGCGTCTGGTCCAAGGAAGCGCGGCCGCTCGAAGCGCTCGTCGCTGTCGCGGCGCTGCTCGACTCGCCGGAAGCGGACGCGATGCCGGCCGATCTCCGGCGCGAGCTCGTCGACGCTGTCGCGGAGCCGTTCTCGGATCGCGTCGACTTTCCGCAGGATTGACGCGGTCCGGTCAAGTCTGTTACTGTATTCCCATGACCACGAACACGACGGCGCGAGTCAACGCGCAAGGCTTTCAGCTCGCCGAGTGCTACCGCTGCGGCGGCTCCGGCTGGTACTCCTGGAACGCGATGGACGGCGACCGCTGCTACGGCTGCAGCGGCTCCGGCTGGGTCATCAAGCGCGGCGCTTGGGCGAAGGCGTGGGACGCGTACCGGAAAGCGGTACCGGCGAAGCGGATCGTCGCCGGCGATCTCCGCGTCGGCGATACCGTCCTGGACGATCTCAGCTATCACGCGACCGGTCAGAAATGGACGACGGTCGAGCGGATCGAAGTCTCGCCGCGGCGCTGCGGATCGTCGCTGACCGGATCCGACGAAGCGAACCGGATCCACTACTACTACCGGACCGTGACGCTCGCGAATGGCGTCTCGAAGACGGTCGCGGAGAACGGACTGGTCCGCCGGCGCGTGACGAGCGACATGCTGCCGAATCCGGCCGACTTCTATCCGAAGGGCGGCCGGTCGTGAGGCCGGCTCTCGGTGGCTGCGGCCGCTGCGGCGCGCGCGTCCGATGGGTGACCGTCGACGGCGTCTCGGTTGCGCTCGATCCGCAGCCGTCGCCGTTCGGCGATGTGGCAGCTCGGAACATCGCGCCGGCGCTGTACGGCTACCGGCTGTCAGCTGTGCAGCGGCCGGCTCGCGGATATCGCCGGTACCGCCGGCATGTCTGTCCGGAGCCGGACAATGGCTGACCGGTCGCCGGTCTCGCTCGACGAGCTGATGTGGCTGCGGCGGCAGCTGCCGGAGATCGTCGACGACCGGAAGACGCGGCTCCGGTTCGAAGACTGGCTCGACCGTCAGATCTCACAGCGAACCGCTCAGAAAACGAAGTCGCGGACCGACTGGCATCGGAACGACACCGCGGAGTATCACGCGGCGCGGCAGGCTGACGTCGAGCGGATCGAGCGTGAAGCCGGCGGCCGCGAGCAGCATCCGACCGAATACGCGGAAGCGTACGCAGCTCGACCGCCCATGAATCTGTACCGCTGGCTGACCGGAAGTCGGCCGACCATTCACCGCTACTGAAGGAGCGACCATGACCGAATCCACGACTCCGCGCGCTGTCGAATGCGCTGCGCTCGACGAGCACGAGCCGCACATCTGGCAGACCGCCGGCGGAACCGACTACTCGTGCGACGGCTCCGGAGAGCCGTACGTGCGAGATCCGAAGGGCGAGCAGTCGCTGCAGCCGAACGGCGCCGGTTCGTTTCGACAGTGGACCGGCTCCGATTGGGTCTGGTCAACGGAGCGCGTCGGACCGACACCGCCGGAGATCGCCGCGATCGAAGCGGCCGCGTATGAGCGCTGGCGGAATCAAGGACTGATCTCCGACGAACAGCGCGAGATCGTCAGCGGCAGCTCGACGCCGGAGCTCTGGAAGACGCCGTGGGGCAACACTCTCGGCGGCGTGATTCTCGCGTTCGGAATCGCGGCCGCGCTCATCATGGCCGTGCTCGTCTTCGCTCACATGGTCGGAGCTCCGCTGTGAGCGCCGGAGCCGCATGGGCGCCGGCCGCGCTGGTGCCCGATCTCGACACCATCATTCGGAACCGGCATGTCGAAGCCGTCCGCGTTATCGGAGACTTCCCGGAGCCGGCCGCTCAGGGTCTCGAAGTCCGCTGCTCGGACGGCATCTGGCGGTCCGTCAGCGCGCTCGAAGCGGTCGAGCACTACGCCGCCGGCCGCCGGATCCGGAGCGCCGTGGAGTGGCAGCTGGACCTGCAGGAAGCGTCGCCGGTCTGCGGCGCCATGCATCCGCGCGGACTCTGGCGCTGCAAGCTCGCGAAGCATGATCCGCGCTCGCAGCACGGCCAGGGATCGGTCCGGTGGTGAGTTGGGTCCGCCGGCACTACGGCGCGATCGCCGGCGCGCTCGTCGTGCTGCTCGTGCTGCTCGCGTTCGGTCCGACAGTCGCCGCCGTGCTCGCCTGCGCAGCATGGCTCGCGTGCGGCTTCCTGTGGCTCGGGCTGCGGATCGTCGAGTCGCCGCGGTTCATGGCGATCGTTCTCCGCGGGCAATGGTCGACTTCGATCCGCCGGCTGCCGGACGTCGACGGCGGCCGGCGCGGTGGCTTCGTCGTCGCGTTCGGTCCGCTCCGCTGCTGGTGGCTGCTCGACCGGCACGGACTGCTGGGCGAAGAGTCGTTCGCGGAGCTACAGCGGAAGGATCTCGGCCGATGACTCCGGTTATCGCGGTTCTGCTGGGCGGTCCGCAGGACGGTCTCCGGCTGCAGCTGCCGTATCCGATGGAGTTCATGCGGATGGGTGACGGAGATCCGCTCGACGCTGCAGCGTCGTACTTCTACGATCGCCGGCCGGAACCGAACGCGGCCGGCGAGCTCGTCTACGTCTACCGGCAGCCGACATGACTCCGGTCGATATCTGGACGCCGGAAGCGATAGGCGAGGCGTGGAGCGCCGCGAAGCGTCGGAACGTGCAGCGGCCGGCTCGACCGGCCGGTCCGCTGTGCGGTCAGCTGCTCGCGTGGCGCCGGACGTTTCTCGGCCGCGAGCTCTGCTCCGATGTGCGCCGCTGCTCCGGCTGCGGCGCGCACGAGCCGACTCAGGGTCATCAGCCGCATTGTCCGCTGGGTTACCGGGCGAACTACGCGCTTCGGTCCGGACGGATCTCGCGGAACGCTTGACGCGACTCCGTCAAGGCTGTTACTGTATTCCCATGACCACGACGAAGATCCTCTCCCGCCTCTCCGACTCCCCCCGCGTCGCCGTCGAGCTCGGCTACGTCCAGGGCCGACTGATCCTCCGGACGCTCCGCGGCGCCGGCTGGGTCTCTTCCGAGATCGTCTGCCGCGGCGATCACTCGATCGTCTCGTCCCGTATTTGATCCGAGCTGAAGGAACCGGCCGCGAAAAGTCGCGGCCGGTTCTTTCTTGTCGTCACGGGTTGACGCGACCGCGTCAGGCTGCTACTGTATTCCCATGACCACGAACTACAGCGACAAGATCGCCGCCCTGCTCGCCAAGGCCGAGCGGACCGACAACGACGCGGAGCGCGAAGCGTTCTCCGCTGCAGCCGAACGGCTGATGATGAAATGGGGCGTCACCGACGCAATGGCCGAAGCTGCCGCTGCTCAGAAAACCGGCGTCGCGTCCGCGATCATCCGCGAAGATCTCGAATCCGGCGGAACCTACCATCACGCATGGTCGCAGCTCGCAGCTCAGATCTCGGCCGGTCTCGGAACCGTGAAAGTCATTCGGAGCGGGCACGGAACGAAGTGGACGACAATCGTCATCGGAACCGAAGCCGATATCGAGCGGTTCAAAATGCTCTGGACGTCTCTCCGGATTCAGGCAGACAACTCCATGAAAGCGTGGTGGGCGCCGTTCCGCGGAACCGGAAACGGACAGGGCTTCGCTCGCCGCCGGCAGTTTCTGCTGTCGTTCGCGGTCCGCGTCGGACAGCGGCTGACCGAAGAGCGGAAGGAAGCCGAAGCCGAGACGGTCGGATCCGAGCTCGTTCTCGTCGACGCCGGCAAGCGCGCTCAGCTCGCGATCCGCGATCTCGTCGGCGGAGTCCGCACGGCGAAGCGTTCGCTCCGCGGTGGCGGCGAGGACGCGGCGACGGCAGGTTGGGCTGCTGGCAGCCGCGCCGATCTCAGCCGCCGCTCTGCAGCGCTCGCGAAGTAGCTCGGACAGCAGCGCCGACCGACGCAGACAGCGACGGTCGGCGCTGCTGCCGTGTTCGGAGACGGGCGGTCGTGGGAGCGACTGACGGAGTCTCGGAAGGGGATAGACGGACAGGGAGCGAAGCGGACGAGGAACGGACGGGGGCGGACGGATCGAGTGTCGACCGGAGTAGGGGAGCCGCTGCGTCTGCCGGATCGAATCGGAACCGGAAGGTGTCGCTCCGGGGGAGCAAAATCGCGCTAGCGCGATTTTGAGCCTAGCAGGCTGCTACGCATTTCGACTAGTACCGGATCGAAACGAGCCGATCGGAGCTTCGCTCTTCTACTTCGAGCGACAGACGAGCCGGCCAGCCGCCTACCGTTACGCGGCCGCTCACGCTATCCTGATCGCGTCAATCCCCGGCGAGACTCAGGAAGGAGCGCACCCACGATGCGCGCCGTCTTCCGAACACGCAGCAGAGCCGTACCGGCGCTGTCTGCAGTCGGCGGCGCGCTGTCGCGGAGCTACCTCAGCGAAGCGACCAGAGCGGCGAGCAACGATCAGGCGCGGACAGCAGCGGAACGAGCTGCGAGTCGGTGTGAGAAGACCTTGCAAGCCAATCCCCCTACCCCCTTGTTCCTGGAAGGAGCAATCCCATGAAAGGTGGCATCACCGGTTTCGCGATCGGTGTCGTCAAGGTCGTGTTCTTCGTCGCTGTGCTGCTCGTCGTCGTCAACAGCAGCTCTCCGGCGAAGGCGTACGCAGCTCTCGACAACGCGGGCGACGTCGCCGGAAAGGCTGTCGTCGGCACGATCGTTTTCTTCAAGTCCGCCGGCGGCGCTATTCAGGTCCCGGACGCTGATCCCACCGGCGGCGCCGGCGGTGGCGGTGGCGGCAGCAGCAACTGACCGCTCTAGATGAAAACCCGGCAGGTTCGGCGCCGTCGCAACATTCCGCGGCGGCGCCGAACCGCACCTAGAAGGAAGCGACTCCCCACGATGAGTCAAGTAATCAATCACGGTCAGCAGTACGCCGGATTCTGGATCCGGTTTCTGATTTTCTTCGCGTGCTGGCAGCACGTCCCCGGTCCGGTCGCTGTGCTGCTCGCGCTTTCCTGGGATCTGCTCGGATCGGTTCCGTTCTGTATTCGACGCGGCCGCGAGCTCGCGCGCGTCGACCGGCTTCCGCGCCGTGCACGCGTCTCTGACGAAGGTCCGGACCGGCTCCGGTCTGCGTACGCGACTGACGGTCTCCGCGCGCTGAAGGACCGGGAGCGGCTTGGCACGCTGCTGCAGCTCGTCGCGTGCTGGACGTACAACCATTCGGTCCGGGTCGTGCTGATCGTCGCCGTAGTCGTCCGTCACCGGATCGTCTCGATCTGGCGGATCTTCTGGCTCCGGCACGACTGGAACAAGGCGCTGACTCAGGAGAAGATCGTCGCCGGCCGCGAGAAGGCGGTTCCGTTTCTCAGCCGGCCGCGGACGACTCCGGATCTCGATATCGAAGCGTTCGTCAAGCCGCGCCGTATCGGTCTGACGCTGTCCGATATCGCCGCGCACGGTCCGCGGATCGCGGAGATCTGCGGAGCTACCGAGCTCGTCCTGATCCGCGGCGACAAGGTCGGTGTCGGCCTCATCAAGATGTATTGGACGGATCCGCTGCAGCGGCTGCTGCCGATCCAAGAGCTGCCGGCCGCGCCGAAGATCGGCGACGCGACTCCGCTCGTCTACGGCGTCCGCGCCGGCCGCCGGCCGGCATGGATTGACCTGGCGCTGTCGCTGCTGATCGGCGGCATCACCGGCTCCGGGAAGTCGTCGCTGATGTGGGCGCTGTTCTGCTCGATCATCTGGCAGCGGATCCCGGTCGAGCTGTGGGTCTCGGACGCGAAGGGTGGCGTCGAGATGCGCGCGTTCGCTCCGCATGTCGACCCGGACTCGCCGCGGTCCTTCCGCGTCGCCCGGTACGTGACGTCCGCCGACGCGACCGTGAAGCTCGTCACGGACGCGCTGAAGGTGATGCGCGACCGTCAGCTGAAGCAAGGCGGCCGGAAGCACAGGGCGACGCTCGACAGCCGGCACATCATCGTCGTGCTGGACGAGCTGCTGCCGCTGCAGGACATGCTGTCCGGCGTCAAGGGTGGCGTGAAGTCGCCGCTCGGTCAGATCGCGTTCGAGGGTCGCGCGTCCGGAGTCTCGATCTGGGCGAATGCTCAGATCGGCCAGAAGTCGGCGATCGGCGACTTCCGCGATCTCGTCCCGCAGCGGCTCGCGATGAAGACGAAGTCGGCGATCAACACGGACATGATTCTCGGCGACGACGCGACGAAGGACGGCGCGCTCTGCCACACGCTGAATCTGGCGACTCAGAAAGGCGTCGGCTACTCGACGGACGACGGCAACAACCCGACGCGCTTCCGCGCTGCGTACGTCGACGACGAAGCGATGGACCGGATCGCTCAGGGTCTGCTGCCGCTCGGAATGAAGCCGGTCGACGAAGACAAGGTCGTCGACGTCGCCCCGGAGACCGTCTACGTGTACAAGGTCTACGGTCCGATGCCGGAGCAGACCGGACTGAAGCTGTACTACGTCGGGATCTCGAACAAGCCCGGTCTGCGGTTCGCTCAGCACGACAAGCGCGACTACGTCGAGCACTGTCCGATCTGCCCGGACCACGGACCTTGCCGCTGGTGGAACATCCACGTGACTCCGTTCATGGCTGATCCGGAGCGCTGTCCGGATCCGACGAAGTACAAGGACCGGAAGACGGCGAAGTCGATCGAGCAGACGGCGATCGAGGACGAGCTGCCGGTGATGAACAAGGTTCACAATGGCGGAAACCGGCTGCAGCGGCGAGCTCGCGCGATCGTCCGCGGAGGCTTCGGCCGGCGGAAAGCTGCGAAGCTCGCGCTCGAAGACGACGAGAAGCCGGCGCGGAAGTGGAGGGCGCTGCCGAGACGGCAGAGCAACCCGGTGTCGCCGATCTCCGCGGTCGACGACGACCTCGCCGACGCTGAGCTCGAGGAACTGTCTCCGGTCGAGCGGCAGGCGCTGCTCGACGGAGTCGGATACGGGGCCGAGTGATGTTCCGGAAGATCCTGTTCGTCGCGATCTGTCTCGTGCTGCTCGCGCTGTGGGCGGTCCTCAACACTGGGAAGACGGCTTCGATGGGCTGCTACGGCAACCTGCCGACGTCGGTCACGCTGAAGGGTCTCCGGCTGTTCAATGACGTCGGCACCCGGAGCCGCGTCTTCTACTCGCCGATCCCGGACGGTCTGATCCGCGACATTGTCGAGTCGACGTGGACGACGGTCGGTCATTGGCTGGAAGCCGGCGACCGCGCCGCGGACGGTCTGCCGCCGTCCGACTACTACCAGCAGCAGGAACAGGCGCACGCGGACGCTCAGGCTGCGCACGATGCGGCGTGCAACCCGTGCCGTGCTCCGCAAGCCGATCAGCAGCCGGCGCCGGCTCCGCCGGCTCGCCCGGACGGTCCGCCGGTCGACTCGTTCCGCGTACCGGTCTCCGGTCCGCTCGCGGCGAGCTTCGGCGCTACCGGCTCGTGGGCGCGGTATCACACCGGGCAGGACTTCCGAGCTGCAGCCGGCGCCGATGTTCGAGCAGCGATGGGCGGAATGGTCCTCGCTGCTCGTGACGACGGCGACTGGGCAGGGAACCGCGTCGCAATCCGGCACGCGGACGGTCACACGACGACCTATTCGCATCTGTCGCGGCTGCTCGTCTCGAAGGGTCAGCCGGTCGAAGCCGGCAAGGTGATCGGCCAGGTCGGCTCGACCGGCCGCTCGTTCGGTCCGCATCTGCACTTCGAGGTCTACCCGCCCGGTGTGAACTACCGCGACGTCTACTCAGCGATTGATCCGATGAAATGGGCGCCGCAAGGTGCGTACGGCGGCCCTGGTGCCATGCCGGCGCTGGCGTCCCAGCCGGACCCTACGGGGCGGCGGGTCGCGGAGGATGCGGCTCGCCGGTACTTCCCCGCTGACCAGGTCGCAACAGCTGTCGCGGTCGCCGGAGCAGAGTCTGACTTCCGGAACGTGACCGGTCCGACTGTCGGACGCGGAACGATGCGCGGAATGTGGCAGATCAACGACGGAGCTCACCCGCAGCTGTTCGCCGGCAAGGACTGGCGGAATCCGGTCGACAACGCATGGCAGGCGTGGAAGGTCTGGGAAGCGGCCGGCCGGTCGTGGGAGCCGTGGACGACGTACACGTCCGGCAGCTACCGGAAGTATCTGCAGGCGTCGATCCGGTCGGACTCTCCGAGCTCGGAGAACGCAGCTCCGGACGGTACGGCGTGCGGCGTCGACGTCAAGGTCGGCACCTGGAATGTGCTGTACGGGAACGGACGGGCCGATATCAGCTCCGGCGTCCGCGCTATGGCTGCTGCCGGCGCTGCTGTGATCGGCCTGCAAGAAGCCGGCGGATCCGGTCCGAAGCGCGCCGTGCAGACAGCGCTCGGAGCCGGCTGGGGAATGACGGACGGCAACAACGCGGTTCCGATCGTCTGGGATCGGTCGCGTGTCGAGCTGCTGCGCGAGTACCGGACTCCCGGTGTCGGAACAGCTGACCGGCAGGTTGTCCGCGTCGAGGGCGGCTCGGTCGGCCCGAAGTGGATCCAGGTCGCACAGTTCCGGAATCTGGGATCCGGTCAGACGTTCTCGGTCGTGAACACGCATCTGCTGTACCGCGTCGAGAAAGGCGGCCGGCCGCGGAATCAGCCGAAGCGGATCGCCGTCTACAAGGAGCACATTCGGCGCGTGATCGCGGCGACGCAAGCTCAGGCTGCCGGAGCTCAGCCGGCGGTCGCGATCGCCGATTGGAACTCCGACTTCGGCGCCGGTCTGCAGAACGGTCTGCTGTCGCCGCTGGCGGCCGCGGGTCTCGTCTCGAACTGGCAAGCCGGCGAAGCTCCGACTCACGGTAAGCGGACGATCGACGGCGGCTGGCTCGTCAATGCGACGTTCACCGGTCAGGACGTGCTGCCGAAGTTCGGCTCGGACCATTCGCCGGTCGTGCTGTATCTGGGCGGAACGATGTCGAATCCGGACGCTTCGGTCGACGGGATCAGCAAGGGTAAGGTTCCGGCTCGCGCGCTGCCGATCTCGGGGATGACGGTCGACGCTCAGGCGGTCATGCGTTGTGTCGCGGTCCGGTATCCGCGGATCAAGTCGATGGGTACGCGTCCCGGTCATCTGCCGTCGCGGTCTCAGGCGGTCGATCTGATGCTGTCCGGTGTCTTCGTCGACTACGAAGCTCCGGACGCGCGAGCGTACGGCTGGCGGGTCGCGAAGTGGCTGCAGGCGAACGCGTCAGCTCTCGGAGTCACGCAGGTGATCTATTACGAGCAGATCTGGACAGCTCAGCGGAACGGCGAAGGGTGGCGTCCGTACTCGCCGATCGCCGGTCCGGGGGATTCGTCGATGCACCGTGACCACGTTCACGTCAGCGTCGCCGGCAGCTCGGGAACGGCAACAGCAGGCAAGGCTTGCAATGTGTGAGCAGCGATCAGCGCGGCTCCGCGACGAGAGAGAGATCCGGCAATGAGTGAGCTTCAGATTCTGGGGACGGGCGCGTGGCTGCTGTTCTCGCTGGTCGGCGCGGTGGTGATCGCGTCGATCGCACAGTTCCGGAAAGCGGAGCCGGACGTCTTCGACTGGCTGCTCTGGGCAGGGATCGTCATGGCGGTTCTGTTCGTCGGCGGCGAAGCGATCTACTGGGGCGTACGGCTCGCGTGGACGCTCAACGGCTACGGCTCGACGGACGCCGGCTGATGAGCGACTGGGACGCCGTTCCTGCCGGTCTGGTCGGCGATCTCGGCTCGACGGCGCCGGAGTATCCGCCGGAAGTCCGAGAGACGCTGCAGGCGGCCGCTGAAGCGGTCCGGGACGTCCGGCGCGCTCTCGCGGATCTGGCGGCTGCGAGAGCGCGTCGGGACGCGCTCTACCGGCAGCTGACCGTCTTCGGCATGTCGTCGATGACTGGCGCGCGCGAGGTCTGCGATCTGCTCGCGGACATTCCGCCGGCTGAGCTGTCCGGTCTCGGAGCGACGCACGATCAGTTCCGGCGAGCTCGCCTGCACGCTTGACGCGGTCCGGTCATACTGCTACTGTATTCCCATGACCAGCACAGCAGCTCTCCCCACCGAGTGGGCACGCGTAATCATCGACGGCGGAGTCACCGGCGGTCTCGTCCGTCTCGACACGATCGGCCGCGACTTTCCGATCGTCGTCGGCATCTACGGCGACAGCAGCGGACCGCTGAAGACCGTCGACCGTCAGAAACTCCGGTGCGTTGACTGCCGCGAGCAGATCGACTCGATCCTTCACGCGGAGAGCTGCGGCGAGCTCGACGCCGTCGATCTCCGCCAGCCGCTGAGCTCCGCGATCCGTACGCGCGCCGCCGGCGCGAAGTGGTCAGAGAGCGTCCGGTGATGGAGCGCGCTTGGCTGACGTACTCGACCGGTCAGCGCGGCCGCGGCGCCGCGATCGTGGAGTATCTGACGGACGAGCGCGCGCTGCAGCGGATCGAAGCGGGAGAGACGCTGGTGCCGGCGTCCGGTACCGCGGAGCTCGTCGCGAAAATCTTCGGCGAGATCTCGGCCGAATCGCTTGACGCAGTCGCGCCATAGCGTTACTGTATTCCCATGACCACATACCACGGCTTCTCCCGAATCGTCTTCACTCCCGCCGTCCGTCGCGTTCCGACCCCCGCCGTCCGTCGCGTTCCGACCGTCTTCGCCGACTACGGTCTCGACAGCTCGACGAAGCGGATTCTCGCCGAGATCATGCCAGCCGCCGTCTTCGTTCCGGTCGAGCTCGATCAGCCGGACCGCTGCAGCTCGATCCGCGGGATTCTCTGCAACGGCTGCTCGCGCTGATTCCGCTCTCGCGCCGGCCGGACCGTCCGGCCGGCGCTCTCCATCCCACGACAGGAGATCTCTCATGGTCGCTCTCATCGCAGCCGGCGCCGTAGTCGGCGTGTCGCTGCTCGTCTTCGTCTTCGGCGTCATCGCTCTCGTGACCGGAGACGTCCGGTGACCGTCGCCGAGCATCTGCCGCTGATCCGGCCGGAAGTGCTGCCGAAGACGGACGACGAGATCGTCATCGAAGCCGACTGGACAGCTCGCCGCGACAGCTTCGGCCGGACACAGTTCTTCGCGTACTGGTGGCCCGGTCGGTTCTGGCTGCCGTCCGAGCCGTCAGCTCAGTGCTTCCACGCGTCGCCGGAGCAGTACGCGGAGCGGTGGGAAGCCGAAGGGAAGTCGGTCCGCGTCGAGCAGCTGCAGCCATGATCCGGCCGGACTGGCTGCCGCTGCAGGTCATCATTCATCCGCCGATCCGCGGCCGCCGGAAGCGCGCGATCTGGCGGCTCTATGACGACGTCTCGACCGGCGCTCGCGCCCGGTCCGTCAAGCTGCCGGCCGGCGAGCTCCGGCTGCCGGTCTCGAAGCTGTGAGGCTGCTCTGGCGGCTCCGGACGCCGCTCGGAGTGTTCTGCTGCTGGGCGGTCGTCGTTACCGTCATGGCGGTCGTCTGGCTGCTAATCTAGAGCGGTTCTCGTCCCCCGGGAACCTCGCCGTCTCGACCCCGCCCCCTGATCCCCCGAGCAGCTGGGCGGGGTCGAGTCGTGTCTAAGCGCGGCGCGGATCCGCAGCAGCGTCGACTGCACGCCGCAGATCAGAACGAAGCCCCATTGCATTCAGTCGAGCGGACGCTGCTCGGTCGGCGGCGTGACCGGCTCCGGCGGAAGCGGAGTCGGCACCTTCGACTGGTCGATGAACCGGCGCATCACGAACGCGAAGACGACGAGAACGACCGTCTTCGTCACCGAGAATCCGATCCACTGCCAGTCGAGCTCAGACCAGCTCTCCGCGCCTGTCACAAGCGGCAGCAGCAGCGTGACGACCGCGACCGCGACGTCTACCCCTACGTTCTGCCAGAGCGTCCGTGCAGCCCTGTTGAGCGCGTCCCTGGACAGCGCGCGCGTGTTGACCGGTTCGGTCATGGCTTCCCCTTCGGTTGGATTCCGCAGAGCAGAGCGTAGTGGTCGGAGCCGTGCCGGCCGAGCCGCTTCACGGAGACGATGACTCCGTCGTCGGACGCGATGACGTAGTCGATCGGACCGTTCTTGTGCGTGTCCTGATCCGGCGCTTCGTCCCAGCAGCACGTAGCTTGCGCGGCGTCCATCTTCCGTTCGAGGTAGTCGCCGGCCGGCGTGCCCCACGGAAGATTCAGATCGCCGGTGATCGCGACGAGACGCTTCCCGCGGTACTGACCGAGCAGCTGCTGCAGCGCCGAGATCTGCTTGACGAGAACCGTCATCCGCGAGGTCCCGCCCTTCGGCGGCCGCGGCTTGTTGAGGACTCCGTCCTTGTGCGTCCCCGGCACGAAGTGATTGTTCAGCACGACGAGCAGCTCGCCGTCCGAGCGACGCTCGAACTCCGTCACCATGACGATCTTGTAGATCGTGTCGGCGCCGCCCGTGCCAGCCTCCCACGGCGTCCCGGAGTCCTGGACGAGCTTGTACGTCTGCCGCTGCAGTTCGAGTACGTCGGGATCCCAGAACGTTGTCACAGCGCTGTTGCGCGACGTCGCCTTCCAGCCGAGCGTCTTCGCGTACGCGGTCAGCTCTTTCTGCCGCGTGTCGTTCGAGAGCTCGTTCGCTCCCCACGCGCACACGCCGGCGTCGACGAGCTCCTTGAAGCCGGCGCGCATGTTCGCGGCCGAGTTGTCGACCTGGACGTTCCACGTTCCGATCAGGAACGGCTCCGGCTTCGTTACCGGTGGCGGAGGCTGCGGCGCCGGCTCGTCCGGCTCCGGCCGGTCGACGCGGATCAGCTGTCCGACCGCGAGCCGGTCCGGGTCGATATCCGGGTTCAGCGCGGCGAGCTCGCGCCAATCCTTGTAGCCGAACCGGCTCGCGATCGCCGACAGAGTGTCGCCGGCGCGGACCGGGTAGCCGGACAGCGGCGGCTCTTCGATCTTCGGCGGATCCGGCTCGACCGGCGGAGCTTGTCCGCTGTCGTCGACGCGGAGCACGGCGCGGAGCTTGCCGGTCCGGAGCAGCGCCGCAGTCTGCAGCTTGCCCGGTGTGCCGGTCACGTACTGCGGAGCGTCCTGCAGCACGTGCTCTTGGAAGTCGCGGACGGCCGCGGTCAGCCGGTCGTCATAGTTGCCGGTCGGCGACAGACCGAGAGCGCGCTCGATCGCGCGGACCGATTCGGAGTCCTTGACTCCCGGCTGCAGCCGGTCGAGCCAGACCGTCACGAACGGAACCGGCTGGTAGACGCCGAAGTGGACGTGATTCTTGTGCGACTTCGACGGGTTCGGATCGTTCCGCGCGAAGTACGGCGCCCATCCCTTGCCGGGATCGGTCTGCGAAATGATCTTCCCATCGAAGATCACATACCAGGCGTTGTACCGGTAGCGGTTCTCCCAGATCCACCGGGCGAGCTCCCAGCCTTTCCGGTTGCCGGCTGCGGTCGACCAGTTCGGAACCATCGCGTCCGCGGCGCGGTTCTCGTGCGGATCGTGACCGGGATACGTTCCCCAGCTGAAGCCAGGGAACAGCTGATCGAGCTCGACGACTACGCCACGCGGGTACGGCAGCCAGTCGGTCAGCTTGACGTCTGGGTGGATCGACACGGGGAGTCCTTTAGACGGTCGGGAGGCCGGCGGCTTCGAGCGCTCTGTTCGCGGCCGCGAGCCGGTCCTCCGCGGCACGCCAGCCACTATAGGCGGTCAGCTGCTGCTGTATCAGCAGCGCGTTCTGCGCCTCTAGCGCGATGATCTTCTCGCGCGCTTCCGTCAGCCGCTCTAGCTGCAGCTGATACGCGTCTTCGGTGTGGTCGATCGGGATCGGCATTCCGAGCTGCGGAGCTGGCACGTCGTCGTCTCCTTCGGCTGCTGCGCGCCGCTTGTTGATGAGCGCGACGACTACCGGCACTGTGGCGCCGATCAGACCAGTGACGACGCCGGCGATCGCGACGATCGTCGCGATCGTCCTATCCGAGAGCACGGCTTACGTCTCTTCGTCGTCGTCAGGCTCCGCAAGTACCTGAGCGGACTGAGGATCCGCTGAAGCTCGTTGGAGCAGCGGCAGCTCGCGCCAGATCTGGACGATCCGGTGGATCGGTCCGGCCATCTTGCCGAACAGCAGCATCGTCGTGACGGCTGCGACAGGGAAGCCGCGGTAGCCGGCGATCCCGACCAGATAGATCGCGATCGCGCCGGCGATCATGGCGCACGCGCCGGACTCGACGAGCAGCCACCACCGGATCCGGTGAGCGGCGCCGCCACCACGGACACGCGCCGCGCCCATCGCGGAGATCCAGCCGGTGATCGCAGCGAAGCACCATGCGATCGTGACGAGCTCGACGAGCGGCATCCACTTCAGTACGTAGAGCCAGCTGCCGCGGTCGAGCAGACCGGCCGCGAAGCTCGCGCCGATCGCCGCTGACGTCACGTAGGACCAGAGCGCTACCGCGTGCGTCGGCGACGTGATGTAGAGCGGCTTATTGGTCATGGTGCAGAGCGTCCTTCGCTTCCGGCGCGACGGACGCGAGCAGCCCGAGCACGCAGATCCAGCCGCAGACGATACAGACGAAACAGATCGCCCGCGCTCCCCAGTAACCGATCGTGTCGACGCTGGCGATCGCGAGCGCGAAGAATCCGAGCGCTTCGAGCAGACAGAGGAACCAGCTCCGCCGGTGGTCGATGAATCCAGCGGTCGCGAGCGCGGCTCCGGCGCCGACGAAGACGACGCCCCAGAACACGGGCGGAGCTCCGGACAGCAAGAACTCCCACGACCGGACGATCGCTTCCGGCGGCAGCAGCAGGAAGAACACGCCGACAAGGAAGCCGACGCAGCCCATCGTGATGACGAGCAGCCGCGGAATGTGATGCTCGCCGACGACCGCGAGCCATTCGATCGGCGCTTCGTACAGCCGGCGGTAGCCGTCCATCATTCGCTATTCAGCGCGACCATGTAGCCGAGACCGGACGCCGCGGCCGGCACTGCCGGCGCCGATCGAGTACCGCTCGCACCAGCTGCGCCCAGCTTCTCCGCGAAGACGGTCAGACCGGACTCCGAAGCGCCGGTCGTCGTGCCGGCGGAGCCGATGAGCGTCATCGCAGACTGCGTAAACGACGGCACGATTCCGCCGGTGTTGTTGCCGCCGGCGGCGCCGAGCAGCAGCTTGTTCGCCGCGGTCGTCGTCAGTCCCGGCAGGATGACACGGTCCGGTCCGGAGATCAGCGTTGCGACGGAGCCGGCGACGTGCGACGGAGTCCCGAGATCCGCGTCGATGACGCGGAAGATCAGTCCGACGTTCCGGCCGGACGTTCCGCCGGCCCACGTATAGTCGGCCGGTTCGAGATCCGCGTCAGCTACCGCGTGGACGTAGAACCGGAGCACGCCAGACGCTGTGTTGTCGACGGCCGGCGGTAGCGGGTTGAAGCCGTCCGGCGGCGTCGTGAACGGCGCGGAGCCGTTCCGGTTCCATACCGCGGCGACGAGCAGATCGCCGTCTGCCGTGTTCGCCGGCTTGCCGAGGACGAGCGACGTGCCAGCGTTCGTGAAGCCGGAGACGACGTTACCGGCGCCGGTCAGAGCTTCGGCGGTCGTGTCCGTGACGACGATCACGGAGTCGTCGGCTTCGATCAGACCTTCGACGGACTGCCGAACGACCGGCTTCCCGGTCCAGCCGGAGCCGACTCCGATCATGTGGCTGATCCGGACCTTCGCGGTACCGGTCGCGTACAGCAGCGGAACAGTCTCCGCGACGCCGGTCGCGCGCTGATAGGTGCACTTGTCGAGCACCAGGTTGCCGCCGGAGATGTGGAAGACGCCGGCGTCGTTCCGGCCGGTCGCCGCCGGATTCGTCATCGCGAACGCGAACCGGCACCGATCGAACATGTACTGTCCGCCGGTCATCCGGATCAGCGCACCCTTGCACGGCTGACCAGCGTTCCGGCCTTCGAAGACGGAGTCGAAGACCCAGTTACTGTTCGAGCTCGTGTTGCTGCCGGTGATGAGATACGCGGAATGGCCCTCAGCTGTGCAGTAGATCCCGCGCGTCCAGCTGTTCGACATGAAGTCGTGACTCATCAGGTACTTGTCGTCCGGCAGCAGCTCCGGCGGCGAGTCGAGCAGAAACATCGTCGGGTTGAACCAGTGGTCCGAGCCTTGGATACAGATCGCGCGGTTCCGGACGTTGTTGACGTTCCACCAGCCGTCGATCGACGAAGCGGTGAACCGGAGCGGATTCTCCGGCGTGCCGAGCACGCCGGCCGCGTTCTGGCAGGAGATATCGCGGAAGTTGCTCGTCCAGAAGATGCCGGCAGGGTTGCCTTCGACGTAGATCGAGTTGGGATCGCCGTCGATCGAGTCGTTCGAGATAGAGATTCCGAAGAGGTTGCCGGCCGGGGTCGTGAACAGACCCTTCGGAGCTGTCGGGGTTCCGCCGGCGATCCGGAGCCGGAGCCGGTTGCCGATCGGCAGAGACGAGCGCGGCTGATCCTGCGGCCGCAGAGCTCCGCGCCACGCGAAGCCGTGATACAGCAGATGCTGCTGCGTGAACGTGTAGTCCCGGACTTCGTCTCGGACGAGGATCTTGCCTTTCATGGTCTGATTCCGGTTCGCGTCCATGAACGCGTCGAGCTTCGCGTCGTCGTTTGCGCCGACAAGCGTCGAGAACATCACTTCCGTCGAGACGGACGAGACCGCAGCGTTGACCCACGCGACGCCGTTCCACAGCAGACCCTGACCGGCGGCCGGCGTAGTGATCGCGACGTCCGCGGCCTGGTCGAGCCGGCTGATCCCGCCGCCGGTACCGGCCGCCGGATCTCCCCATGCGACGTCGAAGTCGCCGGCCGAGATCTTCGTCAGCACCTGGCCGAGACTACCGCCGGCCGGAAAGACGCTCGCCGCCTCTTCCGCGGCCGCCTGAGCAGCCTCCGCGGCGTCCACAAGCGACTGAAATGGGATCAGCGGCACCCGGTACGGTCCGGACGCCCAGATCAGCCCGTCCGGCTGATCTTCGATCGTGAACGCTGTCACCAGCGAGTTGGGAGTCGACCGGACGTCAGTCGTCACGACGCCGGCGAGATCAGTCACGTCGAGCGGAGTCGTCAGCTCGACGTCAGTCGGCGCGTAGACCTTGCCGGTCGCGTTCGGTACCGGAGCGCCGGTCTGTCCGTCGACCGCGGGAAACGGTCCGTACAGGTAGGAGACCATCGCGCTATCCGTTCGTGTGTCGGAGGTAGGTGTCGTGCCACTGCAGCGAGCCGGCGGTCGTGATCGTCAGCTGCGAGAGATCGACGGCCGGCTCGCCGGCTTCGAGCATGACGACACCAGTCGGAGTGAGATACAGCTTCGCGACTGCCGGCGCTCGGTTGTTCACGGCCGGTCCGCCGAAGTATCTGCCCTCCATCCGGATCGTCCGGATCGGTCGGAACGCGCTCGCGACCGTACCAACCTGAGTGTCCGCCATGTTGCCGTAGACGTCCGTCGCGATCGCCGCTCCGGTCCGCCGAACATCGACGTTGATGTCGACGAGGTTTCCGTCTCTCGTCGCGTAGGTGTACGCGTTGTTGAGCGCCGTCGTGTTGCCGGCGAGCGTCCAGCCGGCCGCCGGCGTGAAGACGGCGGATCCCTGAGAGACCGTCAGGGTCCGAGCTGTCCCTACGGGCTGCTGGACGTCCCACACGAGCGCTCCGGCGACGTTCAGCACGCGCCGGTAGGTCAGATCGCCGATCCGGATCACGCAGCCGGCCCAGTCCGCGTAGGACAGGACGAGCGCGTGACCGGAGACGAACGACTCGTGTCCGCCGATCAGACGGATATCGAGCGGCGCGGACGGCTGCGAGTTGCCGAAGCTCCACGGCACGACGAACAGCGGCTGATCGTCGACGTCGCCCGGTGACTGATTGAACGCGGTCGGACCGGTTCCCGGAGCGGGAAGCGTCGTCGGAGCCGACAGCCAGCCCGGATTGAGCACGACGATCTCCGTCTCGGAGTCCGCCCACGTCCGGCGCGCCACCACGAGGTAGTAACGGGTCTCGCCGGCGCCCGGACCGGCCCACGTCAGAGTCTCCGCGACCGTCATCTCGTCGGCGATACCCCAGCCGCCGAACCGGCCAGCGCCCAGCGACAGACCGCCCACGATCGGAGTCGGCTGCAGTGCGGTCGGATCTTCCACGTAGTACCGGTTGCCGAGCGCGAACTGCAGATCGGCCCACGTCAGACCGTGGCCGAGCGTCCCTTCGTACCCAAGAGACTCGATCGTCACTATCTGCTCCCCTGCTCGATCCGCTGTGCTCTCATCGACCGCGAGACCGCCCGCCAGAGCTTGTCGGTCGCGGACTCCGACCATTCGCCGACGATCGGAACGATCGACCGCCCGGACGTCGTCCAGTCGAATCTGACCTCTCGCACGTAGTCTGCCAGAGCGTCACTGTTCGCCGGCCGGATCGCGACCTGATCGCCAAGCCGGTACGTCTTCCCGAACCGCCACCGCTTCGTCTCCGCGAGCACGGCCGAGACCGAAGCGCGCGGACCGTTCTCCGCGAGCGCGTCCTGCCAGCGTTGCTCGAGGATCGTCTCGCGGTTTGCGTCAGCGATCGCGACGTCGCGCGCGTCGATGAACCGTTCGCGCCGGATCTTGAACTGCGTTTCCCAGTCCGACCGGACCTTGAAGCGGAACAGCCGCGCCTCGCCTTCGCCGCCGGCGCCGAGGATCGCGCGCGTGATCTTCGGCGGCGCGATCAGCAGCTCCGCGGCTGTCACGATCCCGGACTCTTGCGTCAGCTCGCGCGTCCGGATCGTCGGCTCGTCGACGACGAGCGTCCGAACGTTGTCGAGCTGCAGCACGCGGACGATCAGATCGTTAGACGAGATCGTCGGAAACAGCCGGTCAGCGAGCGGATGCATCCGTACAGCGACCGAGACGGACGGACCGCGGCCGGCGGTAGCCGGAATCGTCAGCGAGTCTCCCAGCCGCGTCCTGGCGGCTGCCACGTGCTGTTTGAGCACGGTCTCCGCCGGCCCGGTGTACGTCAGATAGGCGGCGTCGTCGCCTTGCTGATCCTGCGTCCCGGTCGGATTCGGAATCCCGAGCCAGTCGTTGAAGACAGCCGCCCAGTCGTCATAGACGGAGAACCGGCGCGAGCCGCCCTTCAGCTGAGCGGCGCCGGTGATCTCTTCGACGACACCGGAGTAGATCGGCTCGAAGTCGGAGTCTTCGTCATAGCGGTAGTCGAGCCGGACGCGCGCGCCGTCAGCGAGCAGCGCCGGCATCCGCCGGTCGTCCATCGGCGCCGAGAACGTCAGTTCGCCCGGTGCGCCGACGCGGACAGCGCCGGAGATCGAGAGCGGCCGGTTCACGATGCCGCGCCGGCTGTAGCTGCTGTCGAAGACGGTCAGCTGGAAGGGAGCCGTCACAAGCCGCGCCAGTGAAGCGGCGTCAGCTCGACGATGACCTCGCCGTCGCCGTCGAGTGACAGATCGAGCGGTACGGCAGTCCCTGGCGGTACCGGCCGCGGATCCCACGGGTCGACGTCCGCGTCGACGTCGACGGCGTCGAGCTCAGCGGAGCCGACAGTCGGATCTGTGTCGACGACGAGCTGCGAGCCGGCGGGGATCGTCGGCAAGCCGAGCTCGCCTCCGTCGATCGTGATCGAAGCGTCGAGCGGTTCGGCGCCGGTCGCGTTGACCGTGATCCGCGTCCATGCCGGCTCTTCGCCGGTGTTGTCGATCGCCGCGGAGCTCGTCACGTTCCGCGGTCCGATGTGTAGGAAGCCGTCCGGGTTGAACAGCAGAATCGGCACGGTGCCGGAGAACCGGCGGCTGATCGTCTCGCCGCGCCACAGCGGAAACTCCGCGGTGCAGCGGATCCGGTAGCGGGAGTGTCCTTCGAAGATCGGGTCGCGCGTGTAGCTGAAGTCGCCGTTTCCGTCGAGATACAGCTCGATCGTCCGGACACCGAGCGGCGACGTCAGCTGCAGCGTCCCCGGCTTCAGCGGATGAAAGCTGTTCCGGATCGCGCGGTACAACTGCTGCCATTCGCGGGACGTGTCGTCGTTGTAGACGTACAGCGGGATCTCGACCGGCCGCGCCGCGATCCGGTAGTTCTCGCGCGTCCGACCGTGGACCGCCGGCGACTCCTGAGCTTGGATCTCGAAGTTCGGATCGTCGAGACCGAGCAGCCCTTCGGTCGTGACGAAGACGCCGGTCCGCCAGTTCCGGAGATCCCAGACGGAGCCGTCAGCGCCGGTCCACTGCAGCCCGTACCGTTCCCAGCCGGCGAGCATGTTCGGCGGGACCGGCCGAACCGGCTGCTCCGCGAAGACGACAGCAGACACTCAGACCCTCCCTCAGACCGGCAGATTCGCGCGGTGCGCGGATGCTGTGTCGCGGCGCTCCGACTCGTCGACGAGGATACCGGTCACGTATCCAGACAGTCCGTTCCCGAGATCGAGCGTCCCTTCGATCCGCGTCGGACCGGTTCCGCCGAAGATCTCCGAAGCCTGTTTCCGGTTCGCCGCGACCTGCTCGCCGCCGCGGAAGTTAATCAGCTCCGGCTGCCGTTCGCCGACGAGCGCGAGACCGCGGCGAGCGTGCATCGTTCCGCGCTCATAGGACGCGTGGACGTGATTCGAGTGAGTGTGATCTCCCGCCGCCGGCCGGTAGTAGGACCGCCACTTCCAGCCGCCGTTAGACGACGCGATCTGCTTCCGGCGGATGACGTACCGCAGTCCCAGCTTGCCGTGATTGTCCCGCAGCAGCTCGCCGAGCTGACTGTTCTTGCTGCCGGACGCCGTGATGTCGATCGCCGACCGGCCCTGCGGGTCGCGGTGAGTATTCCAGCTGTTCAGTCCGAGCGACCGCGCCGCCGACTTGATGCCGGCGAGTCCGCCACCCTTGACGGATCCGCCTCCGGTCGAGCCGTCACCGTCCGTTCCGGTGATGATCCGGACGATCGAGCCGGGAGTCTTCCGCATCTTCTCGACCAGACCGGCCGAGATCTTCCGCGCGGCCGCCTTCGCGAGCTCAGCGAACGGCGACGTTCCGAGCTCCTTCAGCTTCGCGAGCGGCGACTTCAGCTTGTCCTGCAGCTGCTTGACGTAGTTGATGACTCGCGTCACGATCCCGCCACCACCGCCACCGCCGGAGATCTTCGAGCCGCCGCCGGCCAGCTCGAAGTGAAGATGTGGCCCGGAGCTCTTACCGGTCGAGCCGACGCGCGCGATCGTCTGACCGGAGCCGACGCGCTGTCCAGACTTGACCAGGAACCGCGACAGGTGCGCATACAGCGTCTGCTCGTTGCTCGGATGATTGATCCGAATGTGCTTGCCGTAGCTGCCGGTCATCGTCCGAACGGCTGCGACCACACCGGCCTTGTACGCCTTGACCGCCGTTCCGGTCGGATTCGGGAAGTCGCCGGCCCAACGCGCCCAGCCGTAGCCGGAGTGACGGTTGCCGCCACCGGGAACCGGCTTAACCCCACCGCCGAGCCAGTAGCCGGCGAGACCGGGAATCCAGTCGACGTTTCCCTTCCGGACGAGACCCCGCAGCCGCTCCCACGTCTTGTGTCCGCCCGGAGTCTTCCGGACGACCGGATCTTCGACGACATGCTCGTTGCCGTGCACGAAGCCGGCGATCCGGTTCGCCGGCAGATCGCCAGTCGAGCCGCCCTCGCGCCACCCCTTCGGCGGCCACGGGATCGTCTTCATCTGGGTCGTGCCCATCTTGCGGGCAATGTTGTTGAATCCGCCGATCAGACCCTTGTTGACGACGGTGTCGATCACGAAGTTGATCGGCGACTTCGCTTTCGCCTTCAGTCCGTCCCACGCCTTGCCGACTGCCGTTACTGCGGTCGAGAACGCGCCAGCTACGGTGCCGATCAGCGTCTTCAGCTTGTCGATAGTCGGCTTGATCGTGACGTCATAGACGCTCTTGATCTTGGTCGACATGGTCGTCCACAGGTTCCGGATCTTGACCAGATTCGGACTGACGTACGTCGACCAGAGCAGCGAGATCACGGAGCCGAACGCACTGACGATCGGCCGGACATAGACGTTGTACTTGTCGCGGACCCACGTCGCTGTCAGATTCCAGCCGGTCCGGATCAGTCCGAGCGCGGTCGAGATCAGCCCGCGAGCGGTGTTGACGACCTTCCAGAATCCGTCGATCGTCGGCTTCAGCAGCTTGTCATAGCCGAGCTTGATCGCGGCGCCCATCAGCCGCCACTGCGCCGTGATGAAACTGAGCGCAACCCGGAACGCTGTCTTCGCTAGCCATGTGATGATCGCGCCGGCGAGATCGAGGATCGGCCAGATCCAGCCGTCCCAGACGTACCGGATGACGTCGCCGACCAGCCGGAAGCCGGCCGAGATCCCATCCCACGCCGGCTTGATGTACTTCGTCCAGAGTCCAGTCGCGGCGCCGCCGATCGCGGAGAACACGCCGACGATTCCGGGCCAGACAGTGTCGCGGAGGAACGTCCAGGTCGCGTCGACGGCGACCTTGATTCCGGACCACGCGCCTTGCACGATCGAGCGGAACGTCTCGGAGTGCTTGTACGCGAGGATGATGCCGCCGACGAGAGCAGCGATCGCGAGGACGACGAGACCGATCGGATTCGCGAACATCGCCGCGTTGAGTGCCCACTGAGCGACCGTCCACGCCACTGACGCGGCTCTCGCAGCTCCGGACGCTACCGCGGCTGCTGCGGTCGCGACGGCGGACCGTCTCGTCGCGACCGCCTGCGCTGTCGACGTCGTCGCGACTGCTGTCTGGCTCCGCGCGAGAGCGAAGTTGCTCGCGGTCAGAGACAGGGTGGCGGCGATCTGCAGCCCGAAGCCGATGACGCTGTTCCGGCCGACGACCGCGTTCGCAGCCTGAGCTGCCTTATAGACGCCGAACGCGACCGCGAGGCCGAGCAGCGCCGTCTTCAGCAAACCCGAGTGTTCCGCTAGGAAATCGACGGTTCGCGCGAAGCCGGCCGAGATCCGCTCGACGGACGGCAGCCGGCCGGACAGCTGATCGAGAGGCGGCAGCAGCTCGCGGAGCACGTCGCGGAGCTGAGCGAAGCTCGACCCCAGCGAGCCGGCGTCGCGGCTGCGGAACGATGCCCAGACGGCGAGCACGCCCTCGCGGAGATCGAAGAGAAAGTCGATCGCCCGGTCGTCTTCGGCCCAGCCGAACGCGGCGCGGAGCTTGCCGGTGTAGTCGCCCTTGACGAGCAGATCGTAGAGACCGACGAGACCGGTCCCGGCACGGCCGATGATCTGACCGATCGCGTTGCCGGCGATCTTCGCCTTGTCTTCGAAGGGACCGAGCGCCGTCGTGATCGCTTGGAAGCCGCCCCGCAGCTGAGGGAAGATCCCGGACAGCAGATTCGCGCCGATCCGGCCGAGCGAAGCCTGCAGGTTCCGGAACGCGCCCTGTGTCGTATCGCCGGCGGACAGCGCGGCGCCGCCGATGTTCTCTTCGATGACGCGCCGGAAGACAGCAGAGTCGACCTTGCCCTTCGTCACCATTTCGCGGAGCTTCAGCGCCGTGACGCCGTACTCTTCCGCCAGCCACTGATAGATCGGGATCCCGCGCTCCGCGAGCTGATTCAGATCTTCCGTCTGAGCGCGGCCGGCGGTCGTGACCTGATTGATGATCCGCGACATGTCGTTGAACGACGTGCCGGCGATCGTCGCCGCGTCAGCGGTCAGCTTCAGATACCGGGTGAGCTCCTTCCCCGGCTTGATGCCGGCGGCGACAGCGGACGCGGCAGCCGTAGCGGCTTCGTCGAGTCCGAACGCTGTCCCCTTCACGGAAGCGAGCGCCGAGACCATGATCGTCTCGATCGACTTCGCATCGTGTCCGAGACCGCGGAGCTTCGCCTGAGCTTGCTCGATCGCGTTCAGCCGGCCGAAGCCCTTCGCGATCGAGAACGCGAGAATTCCGCCGACCGCGGCGCCGGTGACAGCTGCTGTCTTCTTGAGCGCGCCGGCCGCTTTGCTGCCGAACGTCGAGCCTTGGGCCTTCGCCGCTTCCCGCGAGAATCCGGAGCCGTACGCGACTCCGCCGGACTGACCGGCTGCCGCCATCTGCCGGCGGTTCGCGGTCTGGAAGCCGGCGAACGACGGCCGGACGAGGATCTGTGCGGAGCCGACTACCGCCACGCTGCCCCTCCCGGCTCTCTACTGGACCTGCAGCCCCTGCAGCGCGTGCGGAGCGAACAGGGCAATGATCTCTAGCTGCGACTGCCGGGAGAGTCGCGCCTTCACTCTATCTGCCTCAGTCTCCGGACCTGGCAGAACTTCCGTCCGCGGCGCTCGGAGCGCTCGGAGCTTGCCGTCACCGACCGGAAGATACGTCGTTTCGTACAGACCGGACCGGACCGCGATCACAGCTTCGCGGATCTCCCGCAGCAGCTGCGCGTGAAGATCCCAGTCGCGGATCTTCGGACGCCATTCGCGCGTCGAGCCGGACTGCTCCGCTCGCCGTTCCGCGGCCGCGATCTCCGCCGCGAACTCCGGATCGTCGAGCTGCACTTCGTTGAGCCGCGATGACTGCGGCAGCTGACCGATCAGCTCTAGCAGCGCCACCCAGCGCCGAGCTCGGAACCAGACCGCGAGATCCACGCCGTACTCATGGAGCAGATCGGCGCGGATCTCCGGTCGGTACCGGTCGATCAGCTCGACGAGGGTGCGCCTTCCCCCGGCGTCCCCATGAACGACAGGTAGTGCTGCTGGACACGCTCGACGAGCAGCAGCATCTGCCGCAGCGTCAGCTTGTCCTTCCGGATCGCGTCGAGACCGTCCAGTCCGACCCACCGCTTCAGAGAGTCAGCGCTGTTGCCGAACGCTTGGATCTCGTCGAGAAACTTCTCCGCCTCTTCGAAGCCCATCTCATAGGGATCCGGGAACGTGACGCGCTTACCGGTCCGCGTCCGGTAGACGTACGGTTCCGGCGCTTGGTCGGAGCCGGCTTCCTTGTCGAGATCGGCTGCCGACAGGTGGATCGTCGGCGAGTCGAGATCTCGCGGCGCTGAGCTGTTGCGGCGTGCTTGGGCCATGCTGTCTTACCTCCGGGTGTTGTGTTGTTCGGTCAGCCGGCAGCGACCGGCGGATCGCCGGCTCGCGCTGTCGCCGGCGTCTGGCCGGCAGGCTGCTCGATCATCTTGTGCTGCGGCCGCTTCGCGTCGAGCTCACGGACCTCTTTCGTCCGCGCCTTCGAGACCTTCCAGCCCTGAGCTCGCAGCTGCGCGCCTTCGGTCGGATTGGACACTTCGCGGACCACCTCTTCGCCGTCGATCTCCATCGTGTAACGCGGCATGTCTGCTCCTTCGGTTGCCGGGTGAGAGCCAAGCGGGACGCGGACACCCGGCGAGCCGCGCCCCGCTTGTCTGAGAGACGACTACGGGGTCGCCTGATCGAAGCCCATCGCGGTCGCGGCAGCCTTCGCGCCGAGACCGGCGATGAAGTCGCGCTCGCCGGTTCCGATCGTGTCGTCGACGTACGTCGAGAGGGTGATCGGGTACTGAATCGGGTTCGCCGCCGACCAGATCTCTTCCGGGAACGTGGTCAGCGAGACGCGCGGGAAGAACTTGCCGCGGAACCATTCCTGAGCGCCGGAGCCGTCGCGGCCGATGACGATCAGCCGGTAGAACTTCTGCAGCGGCCGCGCCGGATGATCGAAGACGATCTCGCCGCTGACCGCCTGCTCGACCGCGGACAAGTCGAGACCGTAGACAAGCTCCAAGACGTTCCGCTTGAACGACTCCAAGAGAGTCGTCGCGACGGTCCGCGTCTGCGACGTGATGTCCTCGCGGACCGGCGCCGAGTAGCCGAGCGCTTCGACGGCTTCGGTGTTGGTGTCGCCGCCGAACGTGTAGCCGTCCGGGATGACGAGGCCGAGCGGAACGTACTCCGCCGGCAGCGCCGTCAGGACCGAGCTCGTGTCGGTGATCGACTCGATCTCGGCGGCAGTCTCTGGCGCGAGAAACGCGACCGCCTCCAAGATCTTCCGGACGAGGTTCGGGTTGTCAGCCGTCGCCTTCAGATCTGAAAATGCCACCATGATCTAGACCCCTTCTCTGGTCTCTACAGTTTCGGCCGGGTTGTCACCCGGTAGACGGCTGACGCCAGGTTGATCCTGTCCGAAGGATACGGCACGTCAGCCGGCGCCGTTTCGACGTCGATCGCGTCGAGCAGTCCGACGTCTTCGACGAGAATGTTCGTTCCGACGATCAGCTCTTTGAACGCGGCCGCGAGCTGCAGCGCGCGCTCGCCTTCCGCGTAGAAGTCGACGCCGATCCGGTCGACGCGCGACAGGAATCCCTCCGTGCCGGGGAAGCCGTGAATCGCGACGGTCGGCAGTGGGAAGTCCGGTTCGAGCCGGAGATACCGCTCGACGGTTTCGCCGTCGATCGGCTGCTCAGCGAGCCGCCACACGGCTTCGCGAGCGTCCGGGTACTCATAGCCCACCGGTCAGCCCTCTTCGATGATCGGAACGACGCGCTGCAGCGTCTGATTCTTCCGCTCGCGGCCGAGCGCGTCCGAGCCGGTGTCTTCGAGCACGGCGCCGGCGCGGGTCTCGTCCCGGTAGCCGGCCGTGACGGGCGCTGGCCGGACGCTGTAGCGTCCGCGCGGATCCATCGCGGCCGCTGCTGTCCGTCCGCGCTCTGCGGCCGCCAGAACGGCCGCCTGCAGCTCTAGAGAGCGGCCGAGCTCGCGGAGACCGGCCGGATCCGGTACGTAGCTGCTCACGTTGCCCGCCTGAGCGGAACTTCCCAGCCGACCGGCCACGCTTTCGGCTGACCATCGACTTGCCAGACGCCGCGCGGACCCCTGTTGTCCTGAGGGATCTCGACGCGGTCCGTGCTCAGCCATTCGATCTCGCCGGTCTCGTCGTACAGAACCGCGAAATCGGACGTGACGTCGTCGCGGTCGACCGGATCAGCTGTCGACCGCCAGCCCACGGCGACGCCTTCGACGTCGAGCCGCTGCTCCGGCCGCGGGTTTCCTCGAGGATCGCGGCCGCCACCGCGGAGCACGACCACATCGGTCAGCCATTCGGCCGGCAGGACGCTCACTTGTGCCTCTTGTACGCGCGGGTGATCCGGTTCCACTCTTCGGAGACGCCGGCGCCGCCGTAGCCGACCGTGAACGGTCCTACGGTCGCGTTCCGGACGCCGGCCGGCTGCGTGCTGCGCGCGATCGCGGCGCGAGCGACTGCGAGCTGGATATCACGCGGTACCGGGTCGAAGCCGTGCGTATACGTCACGCTCACGGAGCGGAACTCGCGCGGAAATGCGGTCGACGAGCGGATGATGCCGGTCTCGGACCAGAGACCGTCGAGACCGACCACGGTGATTCCGTCGACGGTCAGCGCCGAGACGGAGATCACCGGCAGCTCCGGCAGCAGAATGACGCGCCGGCCTTCCGGATCGAGCGTGACGACGTCGTTGACGACGCGGCTGATGTACTGCCGCGTCTCGCGTCGGAAGTCACTCGACGCAGCCTCGATCGCTTCGAGTAGACGCGTGTCGTCGTGCAGCCTGGCGCCGCCCGGTAGAGACCGGACGACGCCAGGGCTGACGAGCAACGGGTAGCCGGTCACTTGCCGGCGTCATCCCCCGCCGCGGCCGTCTTCCGAGCGGACCGCTTCGGCTTCTCGTCCCCGGAGTCGGCGACAGCGGCCGGATCGGTCTCCGGCAGACCACCGGGAGCAGCCTCGCGGCCGAGAACGGTCTCGGCCGGATCGAACGGCTCGCCGTCGTACAGCTCGGAGTCGGTCCGCCGGCGGTTCTCCGTGCCGGGAGGCGAGACGCCGATCGGAACCGGCGACTGAGCGCCGGACGCGACAGCCTGCCGGCGCTCCAAGCGAGCACGGACGCGCTTCTCGTCCTCCGGCCGGACCTTGATTCCGTCGATCACGACCATGTCGGGCGCTTCCGGCGGGTTGACGTTGACCATGCTGTTCTCCTTCAAGTCGGTTCTGGTCGCGCCGATCAGGCGAACGGGACGACGGTCAGCGAGATCTCGATGAGCTTCGTCGGCTCGAAGATCGCGAGTCCGGCGCGGAGCTCGCCGCGGACATAGGTCAGGTTGCGCCGCGCGTAGTCCTCGTGCTGGTTGAACGCGGCGACGGAGACGCCTTCGCGGTCGAGCAGCGTGATCGTCGAGAACTCGCCGGCGAGCGCGGTGCCGGCGGCGAGCCGCTTGACCTTCCGCATCGGCACACCCCACACGGTGCCCGGTCCGGTCGACCACGGACCCTGCGAGTAGTAGCGGCCCTGCTCGTCCTTCAGCCGCATGATCCGCCACCAGTCCGTAGACGACAGCGCGAGACCCTGATTGTCGCCGTCGACGTTGTCGACCTTCTCGAACGCGTAGCTGATCGTTTCGAGCAGATCGGTTGCCGGGTTGCCGCTCGTCGGCACCCACGCCTGCGACTGCGTTCCGGTCGTGTTCAAGATGCCGGCCGGCTCCCCGCCGGTACCGGAGCCGGCGAGCAGCACGCGCTGCAGTTCGTTCCGCAGATGACGCGGCAGCCGCGCCTGCAGGTAGGACGCCAGGAACGGCTCGTCAGCGAGCGACTGATTCGTCACCGCGAAGCCGTCCGCGTAGGTGTACGCGCGAGCGTCCGCGATATCGGTCTCGAAGTCCGACAGCGGCTTCAGCGCGCCAGGGACGACGATCGCCGCGCCCTCGGTGACGCCGATGATCTGCAGGTACTCGATCAGGTTCGTGCTCATCTGAGCACGCGAGATCAGATCGAGGATCCCGGTGTCTTCTGGACCGAGGTAGTCGATCGTCGCGAGCCGCTGCGGGTTCTGGAAGGTGGTCGCCGGCGAGCCGCCGGTCTCCAAGCCGATCGTCGCCTTCGAGAACAGACCGTCCATCGCGCCGACGTGCGTCGAGTCGATCGAGATCGGCTGAGCGCCGCCGGAGCTGTTCGTCACCCCGTGAGGGTGCGCCTTCCGAAACGACTTGAACGCGGCGCCGTTGACGAAGTTCTTGCCGTAGGCGAGCTCGTCATGGTCGATCTGGAAGTCGTCCGGATCGAGACCGCGGCGCGCCTTCAGTGCGTCCGGATTCGCGAGCTCTTCGAGCGCCGACTTCGCCTTCTCGATCTGCGACGCCTTCGCGTCCTTCTCGTCGAAGTCCGTCTTCCAGTCGAGAATCTGCTGGTACTCCGCATCCGTCAGGTCGCGGTTCTCCGTCTTCGCGAGCTCCGCGACGCTGAGAATGTTCGCGCGCCGCTGCTCCGCCTCGACGCGGTAGCTGTTCTGTGGCTGAGGCATTGTGATCTCCCGGATCAGAGGAACATGGTTTCTACGGCGAGTCGTCGTCGCGCGATCACGGGAGCGGCCTTGTCGTCTGAGTTGTCCCCGCTGGGATCTTCCTCGACTGGCGGCTCACCGGTCTGGCTCTGCTCGTCCGGTACGGCTACAGGGTAGCCGGTCTCGGCCGGCGGTGTCTCTAGCGCCGGCGGATCTGCTGCGGACTGCAAGACGATCACTTCGCGGAGCGCGTCGACGGCAGCCTTCAGCGAGCGAAGACTTGGCTGCGTCAGCCGGCGGCCGGCGACGACGTTCATCGCGAGATTCGCCGCCTTCGCCGAGATCAGCTCCGTCTCTTGATTGACGCCGAGCAGACACGGACCAACCTCGTGCGTCTTCAGCTTCCGCAGCTCATAGACGGACCGCTGGATCTTCTCGCCGTCCGCTTCGATCTCTTCGTCGACCATGCCGCCGTCGAGCACGTCGTACGCGAACGAGAACTGCTTGACGCGGCGCGACTTCAGCAGCCGCTGCACCTGCACGGCGAACGGCGAGTCCAGGTCGTTCTGACCCTTGACGTACAGACCGGCGTCGGTCTCCTTAACGTCGAGCGCGAAGCCGATATGCGCGAACGGATCTTCCCACTTGTGCGACCAGATGATCGGCAGCGGCTCGCCCGACTTCCACGCGGCGACGTCGTCAGCGAACGCTCCGGGCATGACCCGGTCGCCGTAGCTGTCGACGTTGCCGAAGACGGAGACGATCGCTTCGAACTGTCCGTCGTCGAGACCGTCGTCCTTGCCGGCCGCCTTGATCTTCACGCCGTAGTCGCGGATCAGCACCATGACCTATCCCTCTCGTTCGATCTCGATATCGCACGTGCACCGCGCGCGCTCCGCTGTCGGAAGCGTACTGTCACCGGGCCACCGGCCGCCGTTGCTGAAGCTCTCGCCGACCGGGACGACTTCGCCGGCCATGCTCGCGTGCGACGGACGCGGCGACTTCGACCGGACCACCCACCGTTTCAGCGCCGGACCGGCGAGCTCCGTCGCCTTCATCGCAGCCAGCGACGACACTTCCGTCGAGCTGCTGACCGCGAGACCCTGAGAGCGGATCCGCGCGCCTTCGAACTCCGTCGCGAACGCTGTCTTCCAGTCGTCCAAGCCGGCGACAGCTGCGAGACGGTCGTACGTCTTCCGGTTCCACGCGACAGAGATCCCGTCAGCGCGCTTGCTGACGATCAGCGCGAGCGCCGCGAGATCCGGCTCGACGTCGAGTTTCTGACCGACAGTCCACGCGCGGAGCTCCGCGAGCCGGCCCAGATGTCGGACGAGCGTCGCCGCGAGCTCGCCGTTCCACCGGTCGCTGTTCCACGCGTCCTGCAGCGCCGCCTTGCCGCCGAACGCGCTGATGATCGAGCGGCGCTGACGGTCGACGAACCGGTCGAGCTCCGCTGTGAAGTCGACGAGCAGCCGGTCGCGCGTACCGTCCGGAATCGTCGTCGCCTTCAGCTGCAGCCGCGCCTTCGGCGGCTCCGGCTCTTCCGCCGGCTCGACGTTGTCGTCTCCGCCGTCACCGGTCGGAGTCTGCGGCGACGGCTGCTCTCCGACGAGAACGTTCAGCGGTGTGACGATCTCGTCGCCGCCGTCGATCGGCGGCCGGTTCTCGTCGGCGCGCGCTTCGTTCCGCGTCAGCCACGGAGCGCCGACAGCGGTCGACGTCAGAGCGGCGCGCTCTTCGAAGCTGCCGCGGAGCTTCGAGTCGAGATCGAAGTCGACATAGAGCCGCTTCCGGCCGGCGAGCCGCGGAACGAGCATCAGGTTGACCGCTTGCTTGATCGGCGAGAAATAGCCTCCGAGCGCGTCGCGGTACAGCTGCGAGCGGTACTCGCGGACGTTGCTGTAGTTGCCTTCGCGGGCGCCGACGAGCTCCGGCGCGATGTGATACGCGGACGTGACTTCGATATCGGACAGCTTCCGCTGCTCGACGTCTGACATATCCGACGCTGAGAATCCGCGCGCCTCGTGGAACTTCATACCGTCCTTCAGCAGCGGCGCGCCGCCGGCGTCCGGACCGTCTCCGCGGTAGCGGCTCTCGAAGTCAGCCATGAAACGGCGCTCCGCGTCGTCGTCCCAGCCTTCGAGCTCGTTCGCTTCGAGCGGCCGCTCGATCCACCCGGACAGCCGCGCGCCGTTCGCCCACGTCTGCCGGCGCCACCGCAGAGCTTCGGCGCGCTCCGCTAGCGTCTCCGACAGGGTTTGCATCGGAGTGAGACCGCCGGCGCCGAGCGGCGTGTAGCCGTAATCGAAGATGTAGCCGTCCGGATCGTCCCACCGGTACGGCTCGCGCGTTCCGTTCTGGTCGCCGATGTAGACGCCGATCTTCGTGACGCGGCCGAGACCGTCCGAGCGGAACCGGAGCCGGCGAGCTGGGATCCGGACGAGATCGAAGCCGCCGGCAGAGTCGGAGTCGACGACCATGATCGCCCACCGGTCATAGAGCAGCCAGTCGCAGATCGTCGCGTGCCAGAGCCGGAACGGAGTCACGTACGGCGCCGGCTCGCGGAGCAGCTGACCGAGCGGAGAGTTGCCTTCGAGCCGCCGGACGTCGTCCGAGACCCGGTTGTACGCCTTCAGCGGCGTGCTCGCGACAGCTCGCGCGATGAAATCGACGACCTTCCGGACCGCCGGCTGCGACTTCCAGATCTGCTGCGGGTCGATCGCGCCGAGTCCGAACGACTCCAACGACTGCGGCGGATCGAGAACCGGCACTTGACCGGACCATGCGGTCGTCCAGCCGCCCGTAGCCGGATTCTCGACCGGCAGATCGACCCATCCGTTGCCGTGCGGCGCCGGCCAGACGACGCCGAGCGACGGAACAAGCGAACCGACCGATTTCTGCGTCTCGGTCGGCTGTCCGCTGACAGCTCGCCGCCACCATTCGCGGAACGGCATCTAGGCCTCCTTGGCTTCGTCGGACGCGTACGCGGAACGGCGCCGGCGAGCGAGCATCGCTCGACTCATCGCTGTCACCAAGGCTGACCACCCGTCGATCTTGTCTGCTGCGGCCGACTTGTCCGGCTTCACGTTCCCAGCCGGATCCATCGCCACCGTCAGGTTATCCGTCATCCACCGCATCACCGGGTTACCGCCGGAACGGAGCAGCGGAGACTCTGCCGTTCCGGCTGCGAGCAGCCGCTTGCATTCTTTCATGGGCGCCGACATGGTGCGGTAGCCCTGGCGGACCTCCACGAGCGGAGCGCGCTCCTGATCGAGTGTCTTCGTCAGCTGATTGCTGTTCCACGGGTCGAAACCGATCTCCTTGACGTCAAACAGCTGCCTATCGGCGTGAATCTTCGCGAGAACGAAGTCATAGTCGGTCGTCGCTCCGGGCGTGACTTCGATCAGACCGGTACTGATCCACCGCTCGACGGCGCCGACGGTCCGCCGTGACAGCTTCTCGACGCCGTCCTCCGGCATCCAGAACCGCCAGAGAGCGTCGTATCCGCCCCCGAAGTCCGGGAAAATCCAGCACAGAGCGGTCAGATCGGCGACGTTGCCCAAGTCGAGACCGCCCCATGCGCGCTGTTTCGTCAGCGCGTCGACGTCGACGATCGACGCGTTCCGATCCCACTCTTCGAGCGAGACGTACTTCGTCGTCTGCTTCGTCCGGATGCCCAAGTGGAGCCGCTGATAGTTCGCGAGCTCCGCCGGCGACTGTCGCGCTTCGTCAGCGCGCGCGGTCAGATACTTACGCGTCGGAGAGACGCCGTAACCCGGATTCGCCGACTTGATCGTCTTCTCGGCGAACGGATCCGCGTCCTTGTCGGCGGCCCAGATGACGCCGAAGATGTGCGGCGCGTGCAAGACGCCGCGCGCGATCTGCTCGACGCGCTCCCGCCGGCGAGCGTAGATCGTCTCCGGCTTGCCTTCGTCGGCGGTCGTGATGATGACGATCAGCGGCTGCCGGCGAGAGCCGCGGCCGGTCTCGATCGTCTCGACGAGATCCGGCGTCTTGTGAATGTGCAGCTCGTCGATGATCGCGCCGTGAATGTTCGCGCCGTGCTGCGCATCGGCGGCCGAGCTGACGACTCCGAAGTAGCTGCCGGTGCCAGGGTGGACGATCCGCCGCGCGTACGCCTTGACGAACGGACGCAGACCCGGCGACTTCGTCGCGAGCAGCTTCACCGGAGCGAAGACGAACGACGCCTGATCGCGCGTCGTCGCTGCTGCGATCACCTGAGCGCCAGGTTCGCCGTCCGCGCACGTGAGATAGATCGCGAGACCGCCCGAGATCGTCGACTTGCCGTTCTTCCGCGGAACGTCGACGTACAGATCCGAAATGATCCGGACGTAGCCTTCCGCTTCGTCGTCCCAGCGGACCCAGCCGAAGACCGGCGCGAGCACCCATGCGATCTGCCAGCGGTCCGGGACGAGCGGCCGGCCGGCCCACTGCCCTTGTGTGTGACGCAGCATCCGGTAGGACCGGAGAACGACGTCGACGCGCTCCGGATCGAAGACGGCGCCCGGTACGTCGGACGGCTCCGGAGTCTGAATCTTCGGCCGCTGCCAGATCTCCGGCAGACCGATCCCCCGGTCGAGCAGATACCAGTAGACCTCGTCGGAGAGACCGAGCTCAGCTGCCGTAGGTTTTGCGATCGAACGGGTTCGCCCCATCCTCGCCGGCCCCTCCGGTCTCGATACTTGCGCGAGCTGACGGCGTCAGACCGAACTCTTGCGCGAACGCTCGGATCGTCACGGCTGCGTCGCGCTGAACCTGCAGCGCCGGATTCTTCACCAGACCGCCGTGCAGCCCCTTGACGAGAACCGGACTGTTCGCGATGACTTCCGACGCGTTCCGGTGATTGATGACGGCCCAGCAGTAGCAGACGAGCGAGTCGCGGTCAGCAGCGGACGCGATACCCATCCGGTCAAGGTGAGCGACCGTGTAGTCCCAGACCTCGCGGATATCCTCCGGCTCGCCGTCCGGAAACACCGGGAGGACGTCGACCGCGATCGGCTCCCGCGGATTGACGGACGACTCCGGAGCTCCGCGGAGCAGCCGAAGCGTCGTCGGTGTCTTCGACGGTCCGCGCTTCCCCATGCCCGAGATCGTACCGCCCGCGCCGGCGCGTCACTCAGATGCGGAAACGCTCGCCCGCACGCACGAAGT